ATTGGACGCTATGTCCAGCAAGAAAGTGTGAAAGGGGCTAAAGATGCTAGACAGGATTAAAACTATCGGTATTGTTGTGCTGCTTATCTTCACTCTTGTGACGGCATTCAGCACAGTAGTTCTTATCAAAGCAAACACCAAACTCCACACTGAAATTGCTTTAGTGCAGGGAGAGTTGGATAACAGTCGGGCAACTGTTACTAAGTTACAAGACGCGGCAAAAATTGAGGACGACAGTCTTAAGCAACAAATTGAGTCTGGGGTTAAAGTGGATGAAGTATTCACAAACCTAAACTCTCAACTTGCTGATATCAAATGCCCAAAGATCACAGAAGTTAAAGAGAGAGTTCAATATGTCAATCGTCCAATCGTTCCGGCTGATACAAACAGCCCTGCTGGTGACATTGCTAATGTTGGTAGGTTGCTCGACCAAGCCGCCTGCACAGCAAATAGTGATTGTCCAAGCCCCTCAGAAGGCGCTCCTAGCGGATTGTAAGGTGACCCCTGTGGGGTTGCTAGGGGAGGACTACAGAACAGCGTTCTACGCTGTCTCAGAGGCTTACATGGCCACTGCGAAGAATACGGCAATGTGCAATATCAGACTCAAGGCTGCAAGGGAACAGCTTGAGAAGAAGAAGGGTATCAACAAATGACTATGAGCAAAAGCACCAATACTGCATCGGCCTCAGAGTTTTACAAGACAGTTGCAATGAATGTTCTATTACCACTCGTAATGGTGGCACTGATGGGCATGTTAGGCTGGATGTCAAAACTTGAAGAAAGGCAGTATGCACTACAAAGAGAGGCGGTAACTGAGCAGAAGCTTGGAGCTACCGAAAACAGAATCATGAGTTACATGGATGTTCGTATGAAAGATATGGACAACAAACTAAACCTGATGATTCGCCAACTTGAACTCCTAAGTTATAACAAAGGTAATAATAAGGAGTGAGAAATGACAGAGGACAGAAGACCAACTCGCCTACAAGATTTTGTCCAAGGTGGTCTTATCCTCGTTCTGATAGTTCTTCTTCTGCTGGTCGGGAGTATAGCAACTGGGTACATGGTTCGGGCGGAATTGAGCGAGAACAAAGCAGCAGTTGCTAAAATGGAATACGACGCCAGACTTAAATCAGTCGAGGCTGACTTGAAGTTGAGAATTGATAGGGTGCAGGATACTGCCCAAAATGATAGCTTCACGAAGGACCGACGAATCAGACTCTTGGAAGCAAGGATTGACGAGTTTGAAAAAGATATTGTGCAGTTACAGAAGATAAAACATTAAGATTTCCTCATTGCCCGCCTTTATCGGCGGGCTTTTTTGTGGGTAAAAGAAAACCCCGCCGAAGCGGGGTTACTTATTACTTGGTCAGGAAAGGTACAGTGCCATTTGGCAACATAGTGGTAGGCAGTTTGCCATCCCACTTGCACAAGTTTTCATAAATTAATGGGTGTATCTCTCCTTTGTAGATGCAAGCCAGCCTTAGTAGGTTTTCACGTTTAGCTTGAAAGTACGCTTCAACAGCACTATCTTCGTCTTTAAAATAACCTAGCTTTACCTTCTTACCATCTATCCTTATAGATGCAATATACCTTTTGTCTCGCTTACACCAATGAATGCCAATAAACTTTGAATTTTTAGAGACAGATGGAACTAACATCGCAGAGTTAACAGCGCGAGGAATAACATCACAAGTGGTAGGGCTATACAATCTATTGCCAAAATACATTAAGTCTTTGTCTAATTGAAATCCGACCTTACCGTAGTTCCTGTGCGATGTAAACCACTCAGCAAACACTTGAAAATTCTTCCACTCCTCAACAACACTGCACCCAAAATATGTTGGGTATTTCTCCCAATATCTGGGATCATAACACCTTGAGAGCATGTCATACCAAGTATTATATTCTAGAGTATGTTTTCCATTGAAAGTGGCCCGATAAGGGCCATCTCCAACAATTCCAATTCCTTTAATTGTCACTTGCGAGCATCTAGAAAAGGAATTGCGGTCGCCGGCATCATGGTTGTTGGCAATACCCCCGACCATTTCTCAGCTTTCACCAGTTCAACCAAGTTACCATTTTGAGCCAGAGCAGCAGCTCGTGCCTTAATTGCTTCAGCTTCAGCATTACCACGGAGGGTGATGGCTTGGGCTTCAGCTCGTGCTTTAGCCAGTTGGCTGTCAGCTTGTGCTTGTGCTTGAGTTACAGCGATCTGTGCTTGTACTTGTTCAGTTGCCAGCATTTGCTCACGGGTCTTCACTTGCACTTCAGCTTTCATACGCTCAGCAATCGAACGCTCGTAGTCGTCAGAGAAGTCGATGTTTTCAACTTGAACACTGTCGATCACAACTGGACCTACAATCGAACCTTTGATAGCACTGGAGATATCAGCAACCAGTTTCACACGGTTCTGTACAGCGTTAACAGCGTTGTATTGACCGAACACGTTCTCAACCTGAGTTGGCACTTGGCGGCTAACCAGACGGCTAGTCATGCTTTCAATGTCACCGAACTTGGTGTACAGGTTAACAACTTCAGTTGCTGGAACGTGGAAGGTAACACTCACGTTAACAGTTGCTGTTTGTTGGTCCTTACTGTATGCCTGCAAGCGGTCATACTTCATGGTGTAGGTTTGAACACTGATCTTTTCAACATCGTCAATGAACGGAAGTTTGAATTCCAAACCGGGGTCAGAGACACCGATCACCTTACCATTTCGCAGCTCGACACCACGCTCTTTCTCGTTGATGGTATAGAAGCTACCAAAGAGTGTGCTGACAAACAGCAGACCGATTACAACGAATACTGCTACACCGAATTGTTTGAAGTTCAAAGTTATATCTCCTATATTAGTTAAATTGTTTCTCTGTGACTTCTAAGGTCATCTTCAATCCGCTGTGCTTGCGCAAGCAGGATTTGAACAAGATCAGTATGAGCTGATATTTCCTTGTCGTCAACGCATATTTTACGAATGTATTGCATTTTATATCGTTGCCAAGCTTTATGTGCTTCTAGTGGACAGCTAAAGATTCCAAGATTTTTATTTCTAGACTTACCTTGACTGCAAGTGCTTTGAAATTTTAATTCTCTTTTACTCCAAGAGACGCCGATAGGCCAATTACCTCTTTTAGCAGCCTTGTTAATAAGTATTCCATTAATCCTACTAGGGACAAAGATGCACGCAGTTGAAGTATACTCTTTATTTCCAAAAATTTTCAAATCTTTATCTAAAGACCAAAACTTTCCATTGCCCTCCTTGTTCATATACCCATATTGTGTCTGGCACCATTCTGCAAACTCTTGGAAATCTTTAAAACCGTTAGTCACACCAATGTATGTTGGATTCCTAGTTTGATGGATTCCATCTACCCTACACCTTGCGCAAAGACCGCTCCATAACAGTCCTGCCCTTGTATGGTGTTGTACTCCTTCAGATGTATAACACCTAAGCCATCTTCCACTCTCATCTTGCCTATCTTGGACGTTATACATAGTTCATTTAGAATCTCCTTTGTGGTTTGAATTTGCGTTATCTACATCTTTCATTGCGCTTCGAATCCCTTTGCCAATTAGCACTAAGATCACGAAGGCTCCGATTATTTCTAACAGAATCATTTTACCTCCTTCAATCGTCTTTGTCTACCCACTCCAGAAACTTATTTAGAGTTTCAATGTAGTGCTCCTTCGTCCTTGTAAACAACCTTGCCTTCGCCCCATACCTTTTCAACATTTTCATATCTAGAGGTGAAATAAGGATTGTAACCCAAGGCTTCGAAGTTACTATCCACCTCACCAACGATAGTTTCAATGTCATCGAAGATATCCATAACGAATAGTTCGCCATCACTCAAATGAAACGCATGGGTGCCATCACTGTGCTCAGTTACCATTACAACTTTCAACATTCTTATGCCTCCTTTAGAAGATATTTGTTCGAAATCACTTTGAAAGTGAAGTTACGGCGAAGGCTCTTAAACACCAGACCCTCTCGGTACTTACCATTCAAACCGCTTGGGCCATCAGCCATGGCAATCACCTCACCAACAGTTGCTGGCAGGACAGTACGATACTCCAACACTGGGACGTAAGTCAAGCCTGCGTAAGCTACAATGCTTTGAGCTGTGTCAGGCAGGAAGTAAACTCCCTTGTCGATGTCAAATACACTGTACACGTACAGCTTGTTCTTGTCAACACCTTCGAAGTTGCCCTGAATCCCCGGACCAACCATTTCACCTTGGATGGCAATATCTCCACCTACATACTGGCGAGCCAAACGTAGTGCTTCAGCAAGATTCTCACTGTTGAACAGTGCAGTGAAAGCATTTGCTTCTGGATCAACACCAGTCTGCCAGCGAGCATAACGTCCATGCTTTAGAAACTGTTTCCACATTTCAGTGATGCGTTTCTTCCATCCCCAGACTTCACGTTCAAGTTGAAGCTCAACGTTACGAGAACAGACGCCAACCTTATCACCTTTGATGTAAGCTGTGAAGCTGCTGCCATCAAGTTTGTAAGACACTTCGAACTCTTCGCCGTCAATTACAGCACATTCATACTTACGTACAATGTTCTGTACTCGCTCCTGATCTGTCTTCGGAATGAAGTCAGGGAAGAGCTTAGCTTTCTTCACACTGCCCAGTGCAGAGCCGGCTTGGCGCTCAGATGGGGCTTCATATTTGATCACCTTGTAGGAGGTCGTCAAGTCGTGCCCATCTTCAAAATGAGTAGGGCCATTAATAGAGAACAAAATACCTTGACTGAGTTCCTTGCGGAGCTTGATCGTTTTAACTCGGGCATACTGTACACCATCAACTTCATAGTTACTAGAGCCAGCCAGAAACGAGAACATATCATTCAGCACTGGAAGCATAGCATCTACTTCAGCGTAAATAGCTTTCCCACCCTTTGAGAATTCGCCTTTCTTAACACACACCTGCCAGCCACCAACGATGGCAAGCTCAAGGCTATCTGCATTTGGGTGTTCAATAATGTCGTCAATGATGACAACACGAAGTAGTTTACGATCAGTCATTAGTTTCCTCCTTTGGAAATCGTTTCTTCATCCGCTCTACACTCGCTGCGTCTGCAAACAGAAGCAGGCCATAGATTTCAGACTCCAATTCTATACGGACAAATACGTCCTTGTCAATGAATTGGTCTACAGCTTTAGCCTTTTCTGTTGCTGTCTTGGTGATACGTTTCACCAGTGCCAAAAGGTCACACCCTTCGCTCATTACTTTCCCTCCAGACAAAAGAAAACCCCACGGCTATTGCTAGCTCATGGGGCACAGTTTAGACCTTCATTTTCTTGTTGTCAAGCATTTCTTGCAGAGGCAGATATCGTTCATTTCTAGAGCCTTTGCTTGCACGTTGAAACACCAACACTCGCTTTCTCCTGCCATAATGTCACAACGCACCGGAGCATTACACTCCGGGCAATTGTTAGTCACGATAGGGTTACAAGCAACAGCTTTCATCAGTTGAACGTAATCCATACACCTCCTTAGAAACTAATCTCACATACGCCACCAGCACAGCCCTGAGCACCCATGCCATCAACCTCAGTGTAGCTCTGTTGAGCAAGGTCATTGGCAAAGTCAACATGGTTGAAGCTCTGGCGAATGCTAACCCACTTGTGTAGGTTGTGGCAGTCTTTCAGCATGAACGTCAGAGTCATCAGATCGCCACCGAAGTTTTGATCTGCAAACTTCTTAGCTCGTCTCACCCAATCACGCTTCAGCAGGTCGCTGGAGTCTTCAGGGTCAAGCTTCATTCCGTAGCCTAGCACAGTATCACAGGCCATCCATAAGTTGTTGTTAAACGCTTGCAGGGCACCTACGATCAAGCCAGAAGCAAACAAACTGGATTCCCCGTACATCTTGAGAATCTGCTCAGCAGTGAACACCTCAGTAAATGGAGCCTGTGCATAAGCACGATCCCCCATTGAACTTAGCAGGCTGATCCCGGCGAACCATTCACGGTTGTCGAAGATATACTGCTCTACTTCATCCCAGTTGTCAACAGTGATAGTGTTACTCACGTTGTGACGTAGGGAAGGTTCAACACACAGTTCAACGTTGGTGCCGTACTCGATCCAGTTTTGTTGTGCCAACTTGACAAACTCAAGCTGTTTAACACCAAGCAACTGATCTTTGTAGATGCTACCCTCTTTACTTTCTACTGGGAAGCTTACAACAACACCGTGACCACTTGCATCCCAAACTGATTTCTCAACCATCTTAGGGTTTGTAGCTTGTAGCACTTGGGTTACTTCGTCCTGAGTGTTCATCTGCACATTACGGAAGTACAGCGGGCTGTGCTCACCGTGAATACCAGAAGCTGTTCCAAGGATAACAGAAGCGTTACCACTAGGTTTAACTGCTGTACAACGTGCTGCTTGGTTAACACCAATCAACTTGGCAACTACCTTGTTAACAGCTCGTACAAGTGTAGCGCCATCTTGCATGTTCTGAACATCGAACAATACATCAGGGTTGTTCATCCAACCAGTGATACTCACACCCAACAGTGCTTCACGCTCAGTGATCTGCTTAGATGCTGGAGTTAGGTACTTGAAGTTTGTGTAACCGACTTGCAGAGTCCCTAGAATCGCAGCAGCTCGACAGGCACGTTCAAAGTTTGCCCTAGTAGTACATTGACCACCGTTAATCTCTGTCAAGTTACAGAATTGGAAACCAGACTCACCATCCTCAGTAATAGGCTTCATACCAATCTCAACACAAGGGTTGAACAGGTACTCAGTTGAATCACTAAAGATGAAACCCGGCTCACCAAAATCTTTAACACTTTGCATGATCATTGCCCACTCTTCGCGGGTTAGTTGATCACGGATCAGCATGGCTGAGTTATTGCTGCGACCACGTTGCGGGTTAGTCACAAACCAATCGCCAGTCTTAGCTTTCAACATCAACTGGTCATCTTTGTCAAATACGCAGATAGTTGCAGAACGTCGAACACCACCAGACAGAACAGCATCACTCATGTGCATCACAAAGTCATAAGCTGTGATTGTCTGCATCATGGTAGGGCCACGCCACTTCGTCACTTCTCTCTCAAGAAGTTCCTCACACTTCACCAGAGCATCACGTAGTCCGTCTGGACCCGGAGCCTTAAAGCCACCACTAATCATCGCACCTTTCGGACGAATCTTACTAAAGTCAAAGTGAACTTGACAACCTCTGTACTCTGGGAATGTACCGCCATCTACAAAGTAGCTGCTCAGTAGCACACCAAAGGCATCAGCCCAACCTTCGATACTGTCTGGAACTTGGAACACCTTAACTTTCTTGGCGTAGCGTTCCTGAATCTTCGGAAGCTTAGCAACGTGATGGTTCTGTACTGAGAACCCTACACCACAACCACAAAGCAATAAGTACATTGCCTCTTGGAAGAACGCAGGGCGGTCACAGTAGGAAACCGAACAGTTGTACATACGAGATTCATGTTGGAACAATTGCTCCCCACCAAACTGTAAAGCTCGCTGAGCACCCAGTACAAGTTTATCTTTGTAAGCCTGCTCAGCAAATGCAATATGGGCTTCAAGCTCCGACGACATAACTGCTGCATACTTCTGTCGGTGCATATTCATAACTCGGGTTACAGCTTCGTCCCAAGTTTCATATCCACCCTTAGCTTCATCCCAACGAGAGTAACCCATATAGAACTTAGCTTCTGCCATCATTTCTTTACCGCGTGTATCAATTTTATTCACAAAAGCTCCTTAGTTTCTATTACGATCAATACTTTCAATTGCGCTGATGGCTACAGCAGCCACCTGCACCAGTTCCATACGTGCCATTTCAATGTCGCCATAGCGGCCTTCGTCAGCAGCTTCCATGACTTCTTCAATAAGAATGTCGAGATAACTTACAGAGCGATCCAGAGCCTTTGAGTCACACACAGTCTTAGCTACATCTCCAGTAAGTACATAGTTGTTGAGTTGGGCGTAATCCATAGCAGTGAACGCAGTGTAGAACGGATGATTCTGCTCACCCCATTTAGCAACCTGTCTTTCCATTTCAGCTTGTACTTCTGCGATAACACTCATATCAATCCTCCCATGCTCGGTCTTGTTGAACTTGTCTACTCATAACCCGGAGGTCATAACGAACAGACGCATCTTTAACACTTTCAATTGTGGCCTCTAGGCTTGCAGCTCCAGAGTTGATCCAAGCTTTATCAAGTCGTTCACACCCTTCATATCGTTGACCATTGAAGACTTTATTCGTCAGGGTGCGATGTTCACAAACATGAATGTCAAACCCTTTAGAAACTTCAAGGCCATTTTCAAATAAGATTCGGTGAAGAGCAACTTGATCATCACTTCGAACAGCTTCTTTAAATCCATCTACCAACATTAGGTCGGCAAAACTCAGTGAGTAATCAGTCATTTGTTGTTTCCTTAGTGCTAGGCACATAGTTGTTGCATACGTTGTCTGGGATTAGTTGGCGATGTTGAACCCAGCCTTTGAAGTTACCACTCCAGAAGTTCCCTTGACGGTCTACATGAGTGATACCATCTTCCCAAGATTTTGGGTATGCCATAATGTTCACACTAGGACACATGTTACCAACCTTAGACTCAGCCATAGGTGTAGCTTGGTGCTCAGTAGGACTTGCATGGCAAGGCTTACTCTCAACCAACTTGGCAAAGATATCCTTAGCCTTTTCCAAACTATCGTCCAACTTGCGGTAGGACACTTGAGCACAACAACTAGCTGATACAGCCTTAGCTTGTTTGAGGGTAAGCATAGTGCCAGAACGGAAGTCCCAATACATCATCGGACCAAAGTCACCTTCTGTGCGCCAATGTTGGCGACGTGCTGTTACATACGGCAAATGCCACTCACCGGGTTCAAGAACGGTGGGTACGCTGCTTTGCTTTGCTTCCCACATAACACTAGCCAGAGCATGAATGGTTGGGTCAGCATCATTGTGATCACGCAGCCAGAACCAGTTGTCATCCTCAGTTGCAGTCATTACAGTTTTCATCCACTGGAATGGCTCAATCAAACGGTTAGCAACTTGCTTATGATATCCAGCCTCTGCAAATACTTCTGCCCACATTGATGCTGTTCTTGCTGCCATAGTCCAAGCACCTTTTGGTGTGAAGCAGTCTGGAATAAAATCACCAATCTTTCCACCAATACCGTTCCCATCCCAACCTGAAATCATTGCATCATGGTCTACACCTTTATCTTGCATACCAGCTTGGTTAGCTCCAAAGCGTACTGGCATTGCTGGATGTTCACGCACCATTTCCAGCATCTTAGCAACAGGGATAGCACGAGAGCTTGCAGCGTTACGACTAAACAGTCTGTGTGTTAAAAATTCTGAGTGGATAAACCGGGGATAAACTAGTTCCCAAGTAATAATCTCCTTCCCAGTTACTGAACTCTTACTATGTGCTACAATTTTTGCCTCTATTTTCATTTCTTCCTCCCGAGTCTTGCGGAATTGCAACTTGAACAGGCCATTTCAATATTAGAAGCAGAATGTGTTCCACCATCAATAAGTTCAATAACGTGCTCAAGGGTTCTATTTTCTTTTGCTACAAACTGCTTACACCAATAACACTCTGTTCTGTTGTATAATTCAATCAGAAATGAATCAGTTACTGAACCATCACAAGTCGCAACAATACTATTTCGACGTTTTAACTGGTGTAATCTGTGAGAGGCTCTCCAGCGTTCAGGATGCTTAGCTCTGTATCTTGCAGTAGCTTCTTTAGCTTTATCTTTGTTTCTATATTTATCTGCGAAACAAGGTTTACAATATGCAGCCACTCCCTGAATTCCGCGCTTCGCTGGTGTAAAATCTGTTAAAGGTTTAGACACTTTACAATGTCTACACTCTTTCATTCTGGCCCTCCAACCATTCTAAGTGAATCTCTTGTGCTCGTAGAGCAGAGTCCACTATATCTTTGTAATCTTGTGTTGCGTCTTTGTGGCCACGTTTACCAACTGCCAGAGCTTTCTTGATCAAATGCCCAAGGGCTTGGTCAGTTACGACAAAAGCCCTTAACACATCATACACGTCAACCCAAACACCCGGCTTAATCTCCCGAAGGTACTTAGGGTTGGCCATGTTATACCTCGATTGAAACGTTGAATTGCTTTTGAATCAGGTCCGAAGCAACACGGAAGTGAACACCGATTTCAATCAGATTCATTTCTGGATATTGCTTTTCAGCTTCTTCCAACATGAACAGGATGAAGTCACGGTTAATCTCGATTGTGGTGCCTTCTTCTACTTCCAAAGCTTCTGGTTCTGGCAAAGTGCCTACGTTGATATCACCTAACATTATACTCTCCTTATTTTATATTTAATTTGTAATGCTGCTGCTTAGATTCCATAATCATCCACCTATTGGCATGATAATCTTTTCTTTTGGTTGCATTTTCTCGCTGATCACTTCGATAGTGTCCAAGCCAATCAGGCTTTCACGAACAAGATCATCAAAGTCATCATCCATCATTTCTGCAATAGCTTCACGAGCATATCGCTCAGCAACATCTGGGTCATCGAAAACAACTTCTTCAAGACCGATATCCCACTCACACCAAACTTTATAAACAACTGACATATTACTTACCCTCCATTTGTTTCATCATGTATTCAAGACTAACGAACATTGGTAGTCCAAAACCGTCAGCAACTTCGTGCAAGACAGTTACACCACGGAAGTGGTTGTTACCTTGGAAACCTTTGTATGCTTCGTCGTGTGGGTAGCACGCACCATTGATAATGCCAATTCGCATTGCACCGTCAATAGTTGGTTGAATAGCAACATCCAACACTTGCTTGTGGCCAGCTACAAAGCTACGACCAACAATCTTCAATTGCCCAGCAGCTGTCCCTGTATATGGGCGTCCAGTCATTGGGTTAGCCAAGTAGTGGACAAAGTAGATACCTTCAATCTCCACAGGCTTCAGGAATGGGTAAACTTCCCATCCGTACTGTGCAAGATCAATTGTCTCCATCCCAACAAAGCCAGCCAACTCAGGTGTATCATTTGCCATGCGGTTGAAGCGATCTTCGTGGTTGCCCATGCAGAACACCATGCGAGGTTGATACACGCGCTTACGGTAGAGTTTCTGATTCTTTTGAAGCTTACGCAGTGGAGCAACTAGTCGTTCCATTCCGTCAACACCAGCGTTGATATCTTCAATCAGCCTGCGACCTTCAAATGCTTTCTTACCTTTGTCATAGAAACTCAGACTTGGAAAGTCGAAGTGATCACCAATGTGGACGATGATATCTGGGCGCTTATCTACAATGTATTCACCAATGGCTGACATATATTCAAGATCATGGG